GCATCAAATCCAAGGAAGCCATAGACCGTTGCTGGGTCGAGGAAGCCCAGTTAGTTCCCAACAGCACTTGGGACAAACTGATCCCCACGATCCGCAAGGACGGCTCCGAGATCTGGCTGAGTTTCAATCCAGAACTTGAAACCGACGCCACATATCAACGCTTTGTGGTCAATCCACCAACAGACAGCATCGTCATAAAGATTGGCTGGCAGGACAATCCTTGGTTTCCGGCCGTATTAAATCAGGAGCGCCTTGACCTCGAAGCCCGCGACACAGATGCATATCTTAACGTCTGGGAAGGCCATTGCCGCCAAACGCTTGAGGGGGCTGTCTACGCGGCGGAACTCCGCCAGGCGACACAAGACGGGCGCATCGCCAAGGTGCCATATGACAGCCTCAAGCCTGTAGATGTTTTTTGTGACCTGGGCTGGGCGGATTCAACAAGCCTATGGTTTGCCCAGCGGATTGGGTTTGAATACCGGCTGATCGAAGCTTACCAAAACCAGCAAAAGCCCTGGGACCATTATCTTAGGCATATACAATCCCGCGGTTATGTCATTGGGACCATTTGGCTTCCCCATGATGCAAGGGCAAAATCGCTGGCGACGGGCCGCACCATCCACGAAATCACAATGGCGTCCGGCTTAAGGACTGAGATTGCGCCTAACTTATCTGTCGAGGACGGCATTAATGCCCTCAGAACCCTGTTCAAGGATTGCTGGTTTGACAGCGTGAAATGCGCAGACGGGCTGCAAGCTGTGAGACATTACCGTTATGACATTGATCCAGATACCCGCCAATGGTCACGCAAGCCACTCCATGATGAGAACAGCCACTATGCTGATGCGCTTAGGTATTTCGCGGTGGCCATGAGGGACGGGCGGACAATGAAGCCGACACTGCCCAAGAGGCCACCTCCGCAGGCGGGCGCAAGCCGCTGGATGGCACGCTAGGGTTGTATTCCATTTGGCCGGTGTCAGAAAACACGGGGCCAACACCAATCGCAGGTTGTAATTGGCTACCGAAGACACCTACCATAACGACAAAGACGACAGCGGGACGCCGGATGAGCGCATTGTCAAGGAAGCCCAGCGCCGTTTCGACATTTGCACCACCTATGAGAACGACGCACGGCTACGGTTCATTGAGGATGTCAAGTTCGCCAACGGTGACAGCGACAATCTATATCAATGGGATGAAAACAGCCGCACCGCTCGGGGTTACGGCACTATAGATGAGCGCCCATGCCTGACCATCAACAAAGTACGGCAGCATAACCTCAACATCATCAATGACGCCCGGCAGAATAAACCGGCCGTTCGGGTCCGTCCGGTAGGTAACGGGGCCACCTACGACGCCGCTCAGGTCTACGAGGGCATAATCCGGCATATTGAATACATCTCCAACGCCCAGGCGGCTTATGATACCGCGACATTGTTCCAAGTCCAAGGCGGCATAGGCTGGCTGCGGCTGGTCACGGACTATCCACCGGACACCGACCAAAGCTTCGACCAGGAAATCTATATCCGCAGGGTTAAAGACCCGCTGACAGTCTATCTGGACCCCGATATCAAGGAAGCGGACGGCTCCGATGCCCGGTTTGGCTTTGTCTTTGACGATATGTCGGCCGAGCTGTTCAAGGATACCTACCCGAAACATGCCGATCTGGTCACGCAAAGCCCGCTGGACGTAAGCGGCGATTGGCTCCGCAAGGATCAGGTCCGGGTTGCCGAATATTACCGCGTCGTCGAGAAAGAGGATTCGCTTGTTGCCTATATAGGCCCGGACGGCAATCGGGCCATGGAGCGCAAGTCCGAAATGGACAAGGCGCTATTCGAGAGCGTGGTAGACGCCCCGGATACCAAGGTCCGGTCCATTCTCGGCAAGGAAGTGGAATGGTTCCTGATTGCCGGCACCAAAATCATAGAGCGCAACACATGGGCCGGGCGCTATATCCCGCTGATCCGCGTAATAGGCGAAGAAACCGTCATCAACGGCCAGATGGACCGCAAGGGCCATACCCGGGCGATGAAAGACCCGCAGCGGCTGGCGAACTACTGGTATTCCGCAGCCACCGAGCATGTCGCGCTGCAATCCAAGAGCCCCTATATCGGCCCGATGGCAGCATTCGAGAACCTGTCCGATTATTGGGATTCGGCCAATACCGTTAACCACGCGTGGCTTCCCTACAACGCCTATGACGACAAGGGCCAGCCAATCCCGGCCCCCGAGCGCCAGGCCCCCCCGGTCATGCCGGACGCCTATATCAAGGGCCTTGAACTTGCCGCCCAGGAAATCCGGGAGGTATCTGGCCAGTTCCAGGCCGATCTTGGCATGGAGGGCAATGAGCGGTCCGGGGTCGCCATCCAGCAGCGCCAGCGCCAGGGCGATAATGCGACCTATCACTATATCGACAATCTAGCGCTTGCCATCCGGTATCTGGGCAAGCAGCTCATAGACCTCATTCCCAAGATTTATGACACCCAGCGCATCATCAAAATCATGGGCGATGACGGGATTGAGCATGAGGTGCAAATAGACCCCAACGCGCAGCAAGCCTACCAGATCCACCAACAGCAGCAGGGCCAGGCGATACAGTCGATATTCAATCCTGCGGTGGGCCGATATGATGTGGAAGCCGATGTGGGACCGGCTTACGCCACAAGACGCCAAGAGGCTTTTGCGGCACTTACCGAGTTAATGAAGCAGAATCCCGATTTGATGCACATTGCGGGAGACTTGCTATTCAAGGCGGCGGATTTCCCGATGAGCGAGGAAGTGGCCGAGCGTATCAAGGCCACCATCCCGCCCAATGTCGTCGCCGGCCAACCCGGTCCCGGACCTGCCCAGGCCGAAATGCAGAAGCAGATGCAGGCCATGGGCGAACTCAATGCCAAAATCAGCCAGGAATTAGCCAAGATCAAGATTGACCGCGGAATCGAGCAGCAACAGAAGGAAATCGACGTTTACAAGGCCCTGACCGAGCGAATGAAGATCATATTGCCACTGATTCCGAGCGAGGCCGACCGGCACAAGATGGTCCATGATCTCATATTGGCAGAGCATCAGAACAATCTCTCCATCTTGTCCGATAGCCATAATGCATTAATCAATTCCATGCAGTCGGGCCAGGACCATCAGCAGACCATGGAACAGCAGGCCCAAACTCCTCAACCGGCGGCGAACGCGGCATGAAAGACCGCGAAGCCAAAACTGGAGCCCAGCTAGGCTTTCACCGCAAGGGTCGCAAAGCCCGCAAGCGCCATGATCATCGTATGGTGCATAAGCTGATCCGCAAGGTGGCCTGGGAAATGGCCGCCGCCTATTATGAGCATGCGGCGCATGATAATGAATTCTATCACTATTTCCCCAGCCAAATGTTCTTTTGCGATTACGAATGGCAGCGCTTTATCGAGTTGGCAAAGAACGCGTTGCGCGACATGCTGGGAAATCCCATGACGCCGGAGGCCTACAAGATCGACATCCATGAGGCGCTCGTCCTCGACGCGACATTGCCTTATTCCGTGCAAGAGATGCAGATTCCAACCGTGAAACACTGAAAGAGCATCCATGTCCAATCCCGGCGAACAGCCCGAAACTCCGTCCTCCATCGAACAAGAAGGCTCCATTCCCGAAACCGTCATTCCCGACAACGCCAAGGACGCGCCGGAGCCGACACCGGAGGATGAACCGGCACCAGCAGCTGCCAAGGCTGACGAAATACCCGCCGAGCCCGAAAAGCCCAAGCGTACGCCATGGTATATGGAACGGATCGGGGAGCTGACCCGCAAGAATTCCGAGCTGAATAAGAAGCTGGAAGCCAAGCCGGCGGATGCCGCGCCACACGCCGACGACGAGCAAAAGGTCTTGGCCCGCGCCGAGCAGATCGTGGCAAGGCGGGAATTCGAGAGCCGTGCCGGCAAGACCTTCGAGGCCGGGAACAAGGAATTCGGGGCGGCGGAATTCGCCGAGAAATGCAATGTAGTCGCGGGCATGGGCTTTGGCGACCGCGCCGACTTCATGGAAATCGTCACCGATCCCGATATCATCCCGGATGGTCACAAGCTGCTATCTGCGCTGGCAGATGATCCCGACGAAGCCCAGAAAATCGCCAGATTGCCGCCTGCCAAGATGGCCGCAGCGCTGGTTCGCTACCAGACCACCATCAAACAGCCGGAAAAGCCTATTTCCAGCGCTCCGGCCCCGATCAAGCCGATCGGCGGCACAGCCAAACCATCCACGCCCAATGATACCGACGATATCAAGGCCTGGATGGCGAAGCGCAATGCAACTGCGCGGATTACGGCCGGCGGCAAGCCGAATACGCACTGATGAGCCGCAAGCCAAACCCGATTGTCATGTGGCATCGTAGGCATCCAGAATGGATGCTATGGGCATGGCTCGCCTATTCGGTTTGGGCCATCA